AAAAACAAAAACGCCTGCATTCTCGCGCATGAGCAGGATGGTATCGAAAAACTATTCCGCATCGTCCGTCGAGCTTATGAGTTCATGGACCCAGCACTGAAGCCAGAGCTTGCAAAAGGTGGCGGCTCGAAATATGAAATGTTCTTCCCCAAAAATAATTCACGCATCTATTGTGACCTTTCATCCCGTGGCGATACGATCCATTGGCTGCATGTATCGGAAAAGGCGTTCATAGAGGATATTGATCGGGTCTATGCGACTGTCGAAGCCGTGCCCATGGATGGGATCGTCACTGAGGAAACCACAGCGAACGGGATGAATCATTTCTATGACTCTTGGATGGATGGGGAATCGAATTATACGAACATTTTCTTCCCATGGTATTTCCATGAGGAATATACGATACCCATCGCAGAAATCACTCCAAAAGATTACAGCGAGGATGAGCGGCATTTGATTCAATACGCGAAGGCCAACTACGGGATGGACCTAACGCCTGGGCAGATAGCTTTCCGAAGGTTCAAGCAGCGTGAATTGAAGCAGCTATTCAAGCAGGAATATCCAGAAGACGATATGACCTGCTTTCTCACATCAGGCAATGCGCCATTTAGTTTAGAAATCATCAAACCAATGTATGATAACGCGCCTAAGCCCATCGAAGTTGTGGATGGGATAAGGATTTACAAGAAGCAATCTCCTGGCGGCATTTATGTGATCGGCGCTGATACTGCTGAAGGCGTAGGCGGGGACGCATGCGCCGCGCATGTGTTCAACATCCGTGGTTGCGAGCAAGTTGCATCATTCCATTCAAAGACTATGAAGCCGTCAGAGTTTGCAGAAAAGCTGGTCCAGATGGCTGAAATGTATGGCACAAGATACCCAGGCACTTTGATCGGCGTGGAGCGAAACAATCACGGGCATTCTGTTTTGCTCAAGCTCGATGAGGTTTTGGAATACCCGAACATTTTCAAGACTTACAAAGAAGAAAAAAAATCAGACATCAAAGAGATGCGACTGGGATGGATCACGGATCGCGTGACCAGGCCGATAATGATCGACACTTTTATAGAAGGCGTGGAAAACGGCACCATCAAGCTCAATGACCGCGAAACCCTTGGGGAATGCCTGACCCTTATCAACAATGACGGCAAGATCGAAGCAGAAGAAGGAAAGCACGACGACTTGGTTATGGCAGCATGTATCGCCGTCCAGATGAGTATTGAAGAAGGGAAGCTATCAATCTACGATAATGCTGCAAGTAAGATCAAAATTTAGGAGCGATAAGTGGCTGAAGAAACTGAAAAAGAAGATGTTACCCCACTAGCGAAGCCACAAACCGCAAAGTCAGACGCCACGGCCATTCAAGGCCTTTACTTCGGCACCGCTGAAAAGTCCTTCAAAGATTCTGCCTATCACCCTGACTCAATGATTCGTCCATGGAACCCTGACCCGCTTGTGCGCCAGGACTTTACCTACGCCGTCTATGAAGACATGATGGCCGACGATCAAGTGGACGTTGCGCTGAACTTAAAGAAAGAGCTTGTGGTAGGATCCGGCTGGCATATCCAGTCCACCGATGATGATGTCAAAAACGAACTAGAGGCCATCCTACAGGACGAAACAGAACGCCCACTTTCCGAGATTCTACAGGACATTATCCAGGCTTATGAGTTCGGCTTTTCCGTAAGCGAAAAGATATTCAAAAACCTATCCGATGGACGCCTTGCGTTGAAGGATATTCGCCCACGGCACCCATCGACTTGGTTATTGCACACGGACCCGCACGGGAATGTGACCAGATATGAGCAAAGGGCCATGTCTGAGGCTATTGACGTGGACCCAATGGCGCTTATCCATTATGTGAACAATCAGCGGCATCAGAACCCTTATGGCCGATCTGATCTTTACGCTGCTTATCAGGCGTGGATGACCAAGCGTCACGTCACGCGCTTTTATGCCATCTTTTTAGAGAACGCTGCTGGCCCAAAGCCTGTAGCGAAATACGACCGCAGGGCACCGCCAAATGTCGTTGAGGATATTTTCAATTCTATTAAGAAACTTCAAACAAAGACCGCTATGGTCATTCCAAAGGACTTTGAGCTTGAGTTCCTTGAAACAAACAATACTGGCGAAGCGTACATCAAGGGAATTAATTTATTTAACATGTTTATTGGTCGCGCTCTGTTTATCCCTGATCTGCTCGGATTCAGTGGCGGAGAAACTGGTGGCGGTAGTTTTTCACTTGGAAAAGAACAGATCGGACTTTTCTACAAGCACATCAATCGACGACGAGAAACCTTAGAGCGCATCATTGACCAGCACGTTATTCGCCCGCTCTGCGTTTACAACTATGGACTCATGGAAGAATATCCTAAATTCAAGTTCAACCCGCTGTCGGATGAGGATGCTACAAAACAAGCTGAGCTTTGGATCAAGGGCATCCAGGGCGTGGGCTGGGAACCGACTCCAGAAGAAGTGAACCACTTCAAGGAAATGATTAAATTTCCTGTTTCAGATGATATTGTTATGAAGGCTGATAAGGCCGCGATGCTTGCTCAACAAGCTATGAATGGCGAAAGTGGCGAGTCCATGGAAGGACCAAAACCGCCTGACAAAGAAGCTGAGCAAGAAGAAAAAAAAGAGCCTGAAGACAAGCCAGAGAAAAAAGAATTTGCCTTAGCTTTGGATAGCTTACCTGGAAACTATAAAGCAAAGGTTGATTTTAAATTGGCCGATCAGACTCTAAAAAGCACAGTGAAGCGCATCATGACAGAAGCGCAGCCTATCGTTGAGGATATTTTCGAGGACCTTTACGACCAGCTCATGGCCAAGAAGATTATCCAGACGCAAGACATAACCAAGATGGACAATGTGAAATTGAAATACCTTGGCCGCTTGCAAGGGGTCATCAAAAAGCATTTCCGTAGATTGTATGATGATGGAAAAGTGCAAGCGAAAACAGAAGTCAAAAAGTCTGAGTTTGCCAAGCCGAAGCCCAATACCAACATCCCAGCGGATGAGTTCTTGCAGTTCCTTGACCAGGAAACCTACAAATACATCGGCGACTGGTCGTATGAAATCACGAAGAAAACGAAAAACGAACTCATAAAGGCGATCAAAGATGGCTCACCACTTTCTTCTGTCACTTCGGTTCTTGATGATGAAGGCTACAAACTTTCTGAAGTCAGCCTGGAGAGATATGCTCGCACAAAATCGACTGAAGTATTCAATCGTGGAAGAATGGAGTATTTTGATTCTACTGGCGTTGTGGCTGCTTATCAATATTCGGCTATCCTTGACGATGTGACATCGGAAATCTGCGGCAATCTGCATGGGCTGACCTTCCCCGCTGGCGAAGCTCCAGTGCCACCGATGCACTTCAATTGCCGATCTGTTCTCATTCCCATCACAAAGTATGAGGAATGGTCGCAGGACAAAGTGACCAATGGCGGGCAGAACGTAGATAAATTCCTTGAGCAGAATGTCACCGATAAGGGCTTTAGCGTTTATGAATCTATCGTTGATCCCGTGGTTGAGGAACCAGCTCCAGAGGTAAAGCCGCAGATCACAGATGCGGGCGTGGAGCTTGAAACGAAGCACGATGGCTTGACCGAAGTGACCACATACTCGTTGAATGGAAAAGCATTTCAGGAGTCCACTGTGGTGTTCACTGATGAAACGAAAAACAAAATCCAGTCAGTAAAGCATAAGCGACTAGACGATGGCCCAAAGGTTTAATCCCTTAACGGGGAAAGTAGAAGAATATGCGCAGTCAGTAAAAGGCGAGCGCGGCGAGCAAGGTCCAATTGGGCCACAAGGTCCCCAGGGAATTCCTGGCATTGATGGGCGTGATGGCAAAGATGGCCGCGATGGGATAGATGGGCGCGATGGTGCCGATGGCAAGCAGGGGCCAGTAGGTCCTCAAGGTCCCCAAGGCGAGCGTGGTCCAAAGGGTAGTCCAGGTAAAGATGCTGAGAATAAATCCGTAGTGCATAGAACATTGATCGGATATCCGCCAGCCGATCTTGGAATTGATGGCGATTGGGCATTCAACGAAGCTGGGGAATCTTTCTATCGCGATGGCGGCAAGTGGTCATTCTATACGCAACTTGGAAATCTCAAGCAAGGCGGTGGCGGTTCATCAGGTGGACCAGGCGGCGTAGGTCCCACGGGTCCTGCGGGCGCAACGGGCGAGACTGGTCCGGCAGGAGCCACGGGCATTCAAGGTCCAACTGGACCGACAGGCAATACCGGACTAACAGGCGAAACTGGACCAATTGGATTGACCGGACCGCAAGGCGTAACAGGGCCAGCGGGAGCGGTCGGACCTACAGGGCCAGCTGGAAGTGGCGGTGCAATCGGGAATGATTCGATTACCGGGTCGATGATTCTCATGGATAATAACACCTATTTGAGATTCAAAGATGCAACTGGAACTGGTCAGATCGCAGCATTCGGCGTCAATTCTTTGAATAGAACAGATATTGTCGGGCGAAATGTCGGCATTTCATCTGAGACTGAAATTTACTTAGAAGCGGCAACTCGTCTTAACTTTTCAACTGAATATCTACAGCTTTATCCTTACTCATCGAATGCTCCTGAAATAAGACTTTGGGATGGCGCTGGCTCATTCTACACTTTGATAAAATCAGGGGCGTTGTCCGCTGATCTTTCAATTCAGCTTCCTGCTTCAGCACCGCTCACAGGGCAATTTCTTGCGGCATCCACAACGGGTGAGCTTTTCTGGTTAAGCATCACTGCTGGCGTAGGTCCGACAGGACCAGCCGGATCGAATGGCATTCAAGGACCTACAGGGCCAACGGGAAACACAGGACTTCAAGGTGAAACCGGACCCGCCGGAATCGCAGGGCCAACGGGACCGACAGGAAACACTGGCAGCATTGGACCCACTGGGCCAGTAGGAACTATCGGACCGACCGGACCTACAGGCGGCACTGGAATCCAAGGGCCTACAGGACCCGCTGGAGCAAATGGAGCTACTGGCCCCGGAGCAGTTTCACCGCTCACGACAAAAGGCGATATGTTCGTCTACGGAACCGCTGACGCAAGACTTCCGGTAGGGATAAATGGCTCATATCTGATGGCCGATTCTTCTGCAACACTTGGCATTTCTTGGCAAGCATTGACTGGATTGACTGGCCCTGCGGGCGCGACAGGTCCTCAAGGAACTATCGGACTAACAGGCGAAACTGGGCCTATCGGATTGATCGGGCCAACTGGTCCCACAGGTGGAACGGGAATCCAAGGTCCGACAGGTCCAACGGGATTGACTGGAGTCACTGGTCCGACTGGATTGACTGGAGCAACGGGACCCGCTGGCGCGGCAGGAGCAACGGGACCAGCATATAGATTCCACGCATTCCATTCTGATGGATCTGCGAACATCACGCTCACGAACCAAGTATCGACTGAACAATTTCTTTCAAATGATAACCGAGGTATCACCGGAGTAGATTTAGACGGATGCACTCAAGCTAAAATCACGGCCCATATCAAAACTGGTTCAGCATCAGTGAACAATCCAAGGCTGATTCTAAAGTTCGCAGTCAATGGATATACAACCACGGTCGCGAGCTTCGCCAACATCGCATCGACTGGGGAAGTGAACGCCTCGATGACAACGGCAGGAATCAAAACGTCAGGATGGGTCACGATGACCACCACCGCACGGGTAGCCAATTGCGTGGTCGCATGCACTCAGATCGGTGGCGATGGCGTGGCCGATCCGGTAGTCGGTAACGTCAAGGTCGAGTTCAAGTAGCGGTCTAGAATTCCAAAAAAACCTCGGTAAGATATTTCCTTCGGGGGTTCAATGGATCAAATCGAAGAACTAAAGACATACCGCATCAATGAGGTTGAGGTCTTTTCTGCTGGCGAATGGAACAGGGATAAATACGGAGTCAACGACCTGCATGATATGGTCACGGCCTTCAATAATCTGAAAGACGGGTTCAAGCCTTTCTTGAAACTTGGCCACGACGACAATCAAAAGCTCGTAAAGTCATCTGGATTGCCATCTGTCGGATGGGTTGAAAAGTTATACGTCAAAGGGTCAAAGCTATATGCGGACCTGGACTACATTCCTGAAAAGATATTCAAGCTCATAAAATCAAAGGCTTATCGAAAAGTGTCATGTGAGATTTACTGGGACCTAGACGTAGACGGTACGAAGTACCCTAGAGTCCTTGGAGCTGTGGCACTGCTTGGCGCTGAAACCCCAGGCGTTATGAACCTATCGGACATCTTGGGTAAGTATGCGAACAAGAGCAAAGCCGATGTGGTCTTTAAAGCGTTTGAAAAAGACGATACCTTTAAAACGTACGAAGTTAATTTCCAAACTAGCGAAGGAGACGAAATGTCTGAGGAAATGGAAGGCCTGAAGGCCGAACTTGAAGCGCAGAAGAAAGATTATGCTTCCATTGAGGCGGCAAAGTCTGACCTTCAAAAACAATTGGATGCACAACAAGCAGAACTAAGCGCTCTGCGCGAAGCAAATGCAAAGGCCCTGGCCGATGCGAATGCAGCTAAAGTGGCGAAGTTCGTAACAGAACTTGAGTCAAAAAAGCTGGTCACTCCTGCCATGAAGGACTTGGTTTCAAACCTTATGTCCGACAAAAAGGAATATTCTATTGGTGAAAAAACACTCACCAAAGAAGAAGCGATTGAACAGATTCTTACCCTTTCAACAGAGGCCGCGAAAGTTAACTTCACTGAGAGTTCTAGAGCAGACTTTGGAAAGAAAGAAGACAAGATGAAAGACCTTGAGGATAAGATCGAAAAATATGCTCAAGACAATAAGTGTTCTTACGCACAGGCCTACAAAGCCGTGATGAAGGACCAGAAACAAACGGTTGAGGAGTAAAATATGTCTTATGGACCTATCAGCTTTAAGCAGGGCGATTCAATTTCTGCTTACCGTATTGTCCGAGTGTCAGGCGTTCAAACCGTCGCGGCATGTTCGGCAGGTACGGATATCATCGTTGGCGTAACCGCTGACAATGCGAACAAATCGAACCAAGCGGTGCCAGTTGTAGTCAACGGCGTTGCAAAGGTTTTGTTCAATGATTCTATCGCAGCAGGAGCTTTGGTTATGACCGATGCATCTGGTCGAGGAATCCCTTTCGTGGAGAGTACCGCTGGCGTTTATACGCTTGGTGTGTCGCTTCAGACGATCAACGCCACTGGCGGTATCGGTGAAGTTCTAGTTCAACCTCGTCGCATGAACGACGTACCATAAGGAGTAGGACATGCCGTCTGGAGTATTACGCAGTCAATTACATGTTGACCAGTTACTATCGAACGTAGCTGTTAAGTACAAAAATGAACGCTTTATTGCGGATCAAGTGTTCCCAATGGTCCCTGTCAAAAAGACATCAGACCTTTACAGAACATATACCCGTCAATGGAGCATCCCAGAAACGAACCGAGCCATCGGTGGCTTGGCCCGTGAACATCAATTCGACATTGGAACAGAGAGCTACTCACTTGAGAAGCATGCTCTTAAAATGTTCCTTGCCGATGCTGCGAAAGAGAACTACGACCTAGCGTCTCTTGAAGCTGATGCCACAATGGAACTCACAGAAAAGATTTTGATGCGCAAAGAAGCGTCATGCGCCGCTTTGTTCACGTCAACTTCATGGTCTTTGGGCGCTTCATTGGGCGCTGGCGCGGATGCATGGGACACCACAACAGGCTCGCCAATTAACATCTTCGACACTGGTACTTCAGTTGTTGTTTCAAACTCAGGAGTGAAGCCAAACTTCGCCATCCTGCCGATTGAAGTTTACAATACAGTGAAGAACCACACGACAATCGTTGACCGCGTGAAGTACACAAGCCGTGAACTTTCGCCTGCGATCATCGGCGGTCTTTTGGGCGTCAACGATCTTCTAGTTCCAGACATCTATTTTGATTCTGGAGTTTACGGAGCATCTGCGGCGACTGGTGCAATCGGTTCAATCTGGAAACGCAACATGGCGTTCTTGGGATATAAAGCTCCTGCGGCTGGCATGATGGCCTTGTCTGCGGGATATTGCTTCCAAAAAGCAAAGCCAATGGTTCGCAAATGGCGCGAAGAAGAGCGCGAAGCCGATGCGATTGAAGTGGACGTCGAGTATCAATATAAAGTTGTCGCGAGCCTCGCGGGCTACTTTATCAACGACGCTATCGCTTAATCATGATTTCAAAACCGAGGGGTCGAAAGGCCCCTCAGTTATCCAATAAAACATTCAGGAGTAAACATGGACACAGCAGACAAAGCAGACATGGTAGAAGAGAAGAAGACGGTACGGAAACGCCGGACGGAAGAGCCGACGACACCACAAGGCGAGCTAAGAAAAAAAGAAGCTGAAGCCTTCCAAGCAAGAAAAGAAAACACAGTGGTCGAGAAATGGTACGAGATTCGTGGCCATAAGCTCAGCCTTTGTAAGCGCGTGAAGTCTGGAACAGTTTATCGGACCTATGTCGGATCGACTGAAGACAAGACGCACGGCAAAGAGATTCGAGCATTCGTTGAGCAGAAGCGAGCCGAAGGCGCATTGAAGATTAGACTTTAGGAATTAGATGGGATTATTCGCCACAACTACATCGCTAGAAACGAAAATGATCGGGACGGTATTCGATACGGCTACCGTCTCTCTCGCGTCTGCGTGTATTTACGATGCTGAGAACGAGATCAAAAAGCATCTGTGTAAGCGATATGATTTCACTGCATCCCCATTTTTGACCACGACAAGCATCCCGCCCATAGTGACCACGCTGACAGAAACCCTAGCCGTAGGGTACATGTATGAAAACATGGCCCGTGGATCGAAGGAAGGTTATGCGCGGTCGGACAGGTACATCGAGCGCGTGATGGCGAACATCAAACAATTGCTCGATGGCGAAGCGCAGCTAACCGATTCAAGTGGAAACTTGGTTGATGAAATTGCTGGCGACTGGGCGATCTATGCTACCACCAATTACGAGCCGACATTCAACGAAGACGAGCCAGTCAATTGGAAACCAGACCAGGATAAGTTAGACGATATTGACTCCGACAGGAGCTAATTGTGAGCGAGTCGGCAGAATTTAAGTTTGACGATTCCAACTGGCAAAGGTTTCTCAAGGGTCTTGGGTCAAAGATCAACAGAATACAATACAACAAAGAGTTCGGTGGATTTGTAGCCGTTCGATTTGCTCAAGATTACGAGGCGCACTTTCAGGAGCAAAAAGGTCCAGACGGAAAGTGGGATGCTTGGTCAAAAGCCTATGCCGAACACATGAGAAGCATAGGAAAAGGCAGCAAGAAAATCCTTGAAGGAAATCGAGGCATTTACAAGGGCTACAAGGCTTCAAACTGGCGTGGCGTTTCTGCTGGCGTTATTGTTTTCAATAATGCTCAAACAAAAGATGGATTCGCATACGCAAAGCACCACGATGAAGGACGATCTAGCTGGATGGGGAACCCAAGACCATTTATGTGGATTTCAAACAAGGCTATTGATGGAATCATTTCCGACACTCTAAAATGGCTGAAGGAAGGGTAAATGGCAGAGCCTAGATTTGTACTTCGAGGAAATAGTCTGAACGCATACCGATCTTATGGCGGGAAAACACCAGGGAAGTTCGGAAACGTGGTCGATGATCCAGTGGTGGTGAATACCACTGTGGCGGGATTATTCGGAAACGCTTATATCGACATGGTTCCACTCTCTGTGACAAAGGGCCTTCTTTATCCAGGAGTGACTAATGTCGGTGCAACTGCGAACACCGGAGCCATTTCAGTTCTTGCTCGCCTTGTGCCCACGCTCACGCAGCCAACATGCACGGGCTTTGGGATATTTGAAGCAGCAAGCACTCGCGGAATGTATGGTTATGGATGCCGATTCGCCATCAATTCAACGGGAAAAGCCTATGCCCAGCTTGCCGATCAGGCCGGAAACATTTCCACCTATACGGGAACGAAGGTTATCAGCACGACCGCCAATGTGCCATTTGACATCATGTTCGCATGGGGTGGGGAAGCATCAACTGGAGCCATGAAGGTTTCTATTGACGGCGTCGAGTGGGAAACGCTAAGTCCTGCTGGCGCTGTGGCCACCACAAATAGAGAAATAGATAAACTGACTGGCATCGTGATCGGGTCATTAAACTCAGGGCCGACGGCCACTAAGGTCAATCTAAACGAGCTTGTGGTCTGGGATTCTCTGGAGTCTCATACCTATGCGACAAGGACTGGGTTCTTTTCTGCAACTGCATTCGATGGACTTTTGTCCAGCGACCCAGGATCGGCCAATGTTGTTTCTGGAACGTCCTATGTCATTTACGGGACGACCTATACGGGCAGCTATAACGTGCCGACATCGACAGACCCAGGTGTTGGGAATGTTCGTCTTGGAACGTCTTATTTGATCTCAGGCGCGACGCTCACCGGAACCCTCAATGTCCCATCGGCGGTATCTGGAACCGCTGGCACATGCGATACCACAAGCATAAAAGAGACAATCCGATATGTGCTTGACCAGTCGAACACCACCACCGCAAGCCCAATAGATTTATCATCGAACCTAGCGCGGCGCGTCCAGACCATTATGAAGGTCAATCCAGAGAAGCTGATCCCACAGGCGAGCTTGTTTCCTGCTGTGACTGTATTTCTCGACTCAAAGGACATTGAGCAGAAATCAATCGCAAGCAATCAACAATATGGGAAACGTCGTGCGAACCTGACATTCAAGATTGTCGGCATGCTATGGAATGACAGGACCCAGAATTATAAGGAAGACCCTGCGGATAATGATCTTGAATATTTGATGGAAAACATCGAACTTATTCTAAGGTCTTATGCCGACCTGAATCGTAATTGTAACTGGCAGTTTCCGACTGGAGTTTCCTATCACTCTGCTGGCTATGATGAACAAGCCCATTTCAGAATCGGCATCATCGACCTACAAGTTTCAGTCTACTACTGAGGGGAATAGATGAATCACGATCAGATCGTAAAGCAGTCGAAAACGGCTTATGCCCAGTGGTGCGTCCAATGGCGTGAGCATGCCAAGCGCCATGCCAAGTACGAACAAAAGAGCTTTGAGGACTTTAGAAATTCAGGCATCGGCAAGGCCGCGCTGCTTGTGGCGAACGGGTACAGCTTTGAGGAAAACATCGAGACGATCAAAAAATACAAGGACAATGTGGACATAATTGCCTGCGATAAAACGCTTGGGCATCTATTGAGCCATGGGATAAAGCCTAAAATCTGCATCGTCTGTGACGCGAATGTGAACTACGAAAAGTATCTAAAGCCCTATGAGGACCAGCTAGACGAAACCATTCTTTTCCAGAACGTCTGCGGGAATCCCCTATGGACCGAAAATGGCAATTGGAAGGACCGATACTTTTACGTCAATAAGGACGTGATGCACTATGAGCGTGAGTTCGCAGCTCTGTCGGGATGCCCGAACTTCGCCACGGCAGGCACGAATGTTTCCAATATGATGGTCGTTCTTTTGGTCCAGTCCGACAACGAACGAAAGCAGAACCTTTTCGCCTACGATAAAATGCTCCTGATCGGCTTCGATTATTCATGGCGATTCGATGGGAAGTATTATGCCTTTGATGAAGATGGCGGTGGGAAGCGATTCTACATGCGCCACATCTACGGGCTGGCCCAGTCCGGCAAGATCATTTTTTCGAGCAATAACCTAAACGCTTCGGCTTCTTGGCTGAACCTCTACATCAGTGCTTACAAGCCCAATGTTATTCAGTGCAGCCCGCATGCCCTGATGACTTTCGGCAAGTATGGGGACCTTGAGCAACAGATGCAATATCGCCATAACACGAGGGATTCCCATCGGGTGACTAGCCTTTTGAATCAGCGTGGTGGTCTTGAAGAAAAGATCAGACGCATCAATAATGAGTTGCAGGACATTGGTAGGGACCACTGGTTCGCAAGTCACTCGATTTAAGGAGTAAGAAATGGCAGACGGTCAAAACGCTAACGTAGGTTTCAGCAGCTATCTAGCGGTGGCAAGGGAATCGACATTCAAGACTTATGTGACCGCAACTGCTGGCCTGGACTTTTTGTCGGCATCATTCAAAACGACTGTCGAACAGAAAACAATTGAGGCCATTTCTACGAAGCGAACCTATGCCGACCGCATCAGCCTTTCAAAAGTGGTCGAGGGTGAAGTTGAATTTCACATGGCGGCAGATTCAGATGCTTGCGTTTTCATGCTGCACAATGCGCTTGGCGGCGGCGCTGTTTCATCTGCCAGCGCACCTGGCGACACGACGGGCGCGGGCGTTATGGATCACACTTTTTCGATCAATAACTTTGACGCCTCAAATACATCGCTGAGCTTCAATCATCGCAAAGGCGACTCTACCAATGGGAAAGTTTTTGAATATCGTGGCTGCCGAATAAATGAGTTTACTTTGACTGGAGAAGTCGATGAGCCATTGATGGCCAATGCCGCCATCATCGCGGTAGATTCTACGGTTTCAGGGAATGACATTTCTGCAAACGTCCTAACTGTCACTGGCCAAACTCCATTGTCATTCGTGAACATGCGCCTGTCAGTGGAAAGCACATTCGCCTCATTGACTTCATCTGCCTTCTGGCATGTGCAATCTTTCGAGTTCGGTATCAGTAACCAGCTGAAGGCTGACTCTGATTCCCGCCGTATTGGCACCAACATCCTTGATGTCTTGCCTCCTGGCGTGGCTCAATTCACATTGAATTTTTCAATGCGCTTCGACACCTTAACTGCCTACAACGCCATGTTGAACGAAACTCAATTGGCGGCACAGCTTGTATTTGAAGGACCTACATTGACGGGTTCTTCTTTGCGTCAAAAAATCACGCTGAACATGCCTAGAATTTACATCCAAGATGCTGGTGATCCAGAAGTTGGTGGACCAGATGAGATTTTGAAGGCCGAAGTTTCTTGCCTTGTCCTTCGGGATGATTCAACATCTACGGGTTATGCCCTACAAGCCGTTGTGAGAAACAAAACTGCGAGTTACTAATGTGGCCGTTCGCTACCAAAATTGAAGATGTCGTCATAAAACCAAAGACTGTTCGGGTTCATGGCGTGAAGTTTGTCATTCAAAAGATTGACCCCACGTCCTTCCTTGATGGATCGAAGGTCCTTCTTCAGGCTTACGACACCTACAAGGTGGGCAAGTCCGAAGATGAAAAGCCGGAAAGCACAACGGCCAACATGAACAAAATCAAAGAGCATTACCGCGATGTTTTCATGGCCTCAGTTCAGGAACCAAAGTTATCCCGCAAGCAAAGCGAGCAGGGCAGGTTATTCGTTGATCATTTATTCACGGAATGGGACCTGGCCCACAAGCTCTACGGGCACATCATCGAGCATACCTACGGAAAAAAAAACTCACCACAAAGCATCTAGCCCGCCAAAAGATATTGGAATTTGACTATCTGGCCAAAAGATATGGCGTTTTGCCGTCTACCATCCTGCATGGTGACATTGTAGACTTACAGTTCAATCTTCTGGTTGCCATGGTCGGCACGGAAGAAGAAGTGAAGGCAGCTCAAAAAGCGCAACGGGCTAGAGGACGGCATGGCAAGTAACGAAGCAAGTTTACTGATACGGATCAAAGAAGTCGGTAGCGATGTCCTTGATAAGATCGGAAGCGGCATTGGTGCAATTGCTGACAAGGCTGCTGTCGTCGCGACTGCTCTTGTTGGATTCGGAACCGCAGCGGTTGCGGCATTCCGTGAAAGTGAAAAGTCATCGAACGAATTGACCCAGGCAATGGTCAACCAGGGGATGTATACCAGTGAGCTAAAGCAGAAATATGTGGACCTGGCCGCAGCCCTGCAGGCCAAAACCCAGTTCGATGATGATGCTATTGTGGCAGCACAAGCCACGCTTCAAACATATCTTGGCCAAACCGAAGTCACATCAGAATTGACGATGGCAACGCTGAACCTGGCCGCAGCAAAGGGAATAGACCTAAAGTCTGCCGCTGAAATGGTCGGAAAAACCATTGGCACAGAGACTAATGCTCTCGCACGTCAAGGCGTACAGATCGACGATGTGAGCGGCAAGACCGAGAGAATGGCTGCTGTCGTCGGAGCTTTGAATCAAAAATATGACGGACAAGCAGAGGCCGCTGCGCGTGGGCTTGGCTCAATGGAGCAGCTTAAAAATGCTGCTGGCGATTTCTTAGAAGTAGTAGGAGAAAACCTAGCTCCGTTTATTTCTTTTTTCACAAAGCAATTATTGGATTTTACAGTTGCGTTAAGAACGAATAAAGACTTTCTTTCCGGACTAACCACAACTGTAGACTTCGTTGCAAAATCGTTTGTTGTTCTGAAAAACATAATTGCAGGAACGGCAGAGGTCATTGGGTCAGGCCTTGGCGCTGCAGTTGAAGCTGTCTCATTGGCCATGAAGGGAAAGTTTTCTCAGGCCAAAGAAGTCGTTGCGATGGGTATGGATGACGTTGCCAATCTCACAAAGCAAAGAGTGATCACGCTCAATGAAGAATTGGACATGATCGACCAGCAGCGGGCTTTGACCGAAGAACAAAAGCGACTTGATGAGCTTGAGTCCATTAGAAAAAGCGAAGAAAATAAAACAACTGTAGCAGCAGAAGAAGCAAAGAAACGTCTAGAAATTCAAAAAAAAGCAAACGAACAAAAAGCAAAAAACGAAGAAGAAGCCAGAAAAAAACAAGACGAAGAAGATAAAAAGATTCTCGCAGCTCGCTCCAGCTTTTTGAGCCACATGTCGTCGCTTCAAGATTCAAACAATAAACTTTTGGCCGCTGCTGGAAAGGCCGCTGCCATAGCACAGATCACTATCGCCACGGCAAGAGCCGCTGCCGATGGATATGCCTGGGGCATGGCCATCGGTGGACCAGGCGTCGCCGCTGCATTCTCTGGCCTTGCCAAGGTTGCAGGTGCCGCACAGATCGCACAGGTCGCGGGCGTCAAGCTCGCAGAAGGCGGTATCGTTCGAGCAACAAATGGCGGCACTCCTGCCATCATCGGGGAAGGTGGACGGGATGAAGCCGTTATTCCATTAGATGACCCTGCCGCACAGGAGCGCCTTGGCGGTGGCCGTGGAACCACAATCATTTTCAATGGTCCAGTTTTGGGTGATGAAGCACAGGCCATGGAGTTCGCCCGCGCTATCGACAAATCACTTTTGAAGTTACGTCAAACGAACCAGTCAGTAGCATTTGAAACGGATGTGTTTTAATGGAGTTTTTAAGTCGGACCTACCTAGAAACCACAACGCAAATCACAGTCGATTCTTCGACCATCACGGCATCGAACATCATGGACCCAGACGTGCGAAGGCAGCATGTTTCCGATGCGAAGAACAGCGACTCTTTGACAAGTTCTATAACCATTTCTTTTGATTCAACCCAAACAGTAGATCGCATAGCGATAATGGAGTTCAATGCAAAAAAGTTTAATGTCTATTATAATGGTGTCACAGCTAATGCTTTTACTCTTACAAATCCTACTACTTCCTCTCAGTGGGTCAGTAACTCTGCCAGTTCTCTTTATCTCGCTTGTACTGGCGTTGCTTGCACTTCTGTTACATTTGATTTTTACTCTACTTTCGTCGCCGACTCCGAAAAAGCAGTAGGGTATATTTATGTCGGAGCAAATGAACTGACCTTCCCGCGCATCCCGAACGCTGGTAACTATACGCCCATGCGCGACCCGAAAGAGCTTGTGCATGAATTGTCCGATGGTGGAACTCGTCGCCATCTTGTGCAGACAAAATGGGCTACGAAGATCAAGCTGCAATACATCACGGAAGACTTCAGGGATGACCTTCGCACTGTTTACGATGCGGCAGAGCCAAAGGTTTTTGTTCCTTTCGGTACTGGCACTGCATGGGATGGGATTCTATTCGAGGCGAATTGGATGGGGAACTTCGATTTCTACAAGTATTCAGATGATGCCGTGCAATCTGGATATTCTGGAAGCATAGACTTGAAGGAAACATGAGCGGATTACAGACGCTAAACGGGCAGATTAAGAACCCGCGCTCAAGAGTTTTTAGAAAGCTCCTGATAAAGCGTCGCGCTTTGGGGACAGGACTTTACGAAGATGACTGGCAGGATATTTCTGACGATGTGATCCGCTGGGGAAACATCCGAAAAGAAGTAGATTCCACTCGCGTGAACCAGTTCAAATTCTCAAACATGCAGCTCGTTTTGAACAATGACACTGGGAAGTTCAACCCATCGAGTGATGAAAATAGCTTCTGGTTCGGCTATGGGGATCAGCAAAGGACCTTGGTAAAGGTTCTAGGCGGGTTCCTGTATGAGGTTCAGGGCGAGGATGGCGTTTGGGCTCAGGTGCCCATCCCGCACAGTGCCGAATGGGACGTGAGCTATTGGGATGCCGATGGCAATTGGGATACAGAATCGGTTCTCTATTCTGGCTACATTTCAGGCGACATCAATCTGGTCGGGAATAACCAAATCAATATTCCAGTCGTGCCATTGACAGAGTGTTTCAGGCAGTTCGCAGCCAGCCGATTGACGGGATATAACAATTCCCTAACAGCATCGGACTTTATGTTCATGCTTCGGGACCAGCAGGATAGCCTTGGAAATTACATCTTTCGTCCATTTTTTGGCGATACGACAGGCAATTGGGACATCACCACGACCACGGTCGAGTATGTGAATCTGAATACCGCGACGGCTGAAGACATAACGAACTTGACGACTTGGGATGTGGTCACAAAGTTAGCAGAGGCAGAAAACTATGTGCCGCTTGTCACAACGGATGGAAAGTTCAAGTTCATCCCAAGGGACAATGCGACGGCCACGGTCTATGACTTTTATGGTCCTGGCGGGTTTTCTTCGGAGTACGGAAGGACAATAAAGAAGGTAAACTTTTATGGGAAGAGATTTACTAAATATTATTCTCGCGTCACAGTCAAATATCGGGAAGCTGACACGTCAACTTCTTATGAAACTGTTGATAGTCAGTACCGTGTATCTGGCGATTCTGGCCCTTGGACTTTAGGCGAACGGACGCTGGCCATTGAAAACAATTGGATTCCTACGGCCACGGCTGCGGAGTCTATCGCGCAGGAATTGTTCGACGAGTATTCGGCCATTAAGTTTGAGATAGATTTTTCCACTTCCTTCGTTCCACAGCTCGACGTTTTTGATCGGGTAAATGTGACCTATGACCAAAGTCCGATCACGAATAATAGCTTGTGGGATGTTTACAATTGGGGTGGGGATACCGCTGGAGCTGCCGATTTACAGGACCTTGTTTGGGATGATTCCGGCGGTGATGCGATAAAACTGCTGAACGAAGAGTTTAAATTGATTTCGGTAGATATTAACCTGGACTCGTGTGAGTGCAAATTCATAGGTAGGAAATAAATATGCCATCGCCAAATACCATCACGGCCTTCCATTCGTTCACAGCATCTACGCTCATTCGCAGCAGCCAGGTGAATACGAACTTTGCTTTATTCCGTGGTCACTTGATGCCCATCGACGCTTCTGCTGCGGCCTTTGCGAACAATACCTATGATCTTGGATCGGCCAGCTATGAATGGGCCAATGCCTACATCGGCATTCTGCGCGGCGATACTGGACTGAAGCCAGAAGTTCCGACCACCACCGCCACGCCGCCAAGCCATCAATTTTACGAAGCTGATGGGACAAACTACATCGGCATCCGTGCGCCTACGACGGTCACGGCGAACTTCACGATGATCTTGCCCGATGGCGCTCCTGCTGCGAATGGTCGATACCTTGCTTCCGATACAGATGGCCGAACCTACTGGACAACTTCTGTTTCTGTTATTCCAACTGTAACCACTTCCGACATTGACACTGGTGCGGTGACACGCTCTAAACTCGCGACTGGAGCCGTTGCAGCGGTAAACCTGACCACAGTTAGCGCGGCGTTTTCATGCACTGGAAATGAGGATGTTGTTCTTTTTACTGGAGCCACTCATACCGCCACATTATATGGACCAACTGGGGTGGCTGGTCGGCAGGTAAAGTTCATCCATCGCGGATCTCATTTTGTCCCTTATGAAGTTAAATCAGCGTTCGGAAACATTCAGGGTTCAGATACCGCCACAGCAAGTTTCACGATGTACACCAGCGGGGAATCAATTACGCTTGTTTCAGACAATACGTCATGGCAAGTCGTTGATCATTATACTTACACTGGCGAAGTGGATGCCGGAGCAATCGGAATAACGGCGACGACAACAGCGCCGACAAAACCAAACACTCAAGTAGTAGATAAATTCTACTGGTCGAGGATTACTGGAACACATTGTCGCGGAAGATACGAATTTAAAAACGCATCAACAACTGGTGGAGCAAGCGGAACTGGTCAATACATCTGGCTTTTGCCTTCAGGACTTGAGTTCGACACAGATAAAATAACTGAATATACCGCCAATGATCAGGGTTCTAGTTCGATACTTGGGACTGGACGCGCTGGAAATCCAGGCGGCAACTTTGTTGTTGGGGCAATTATCCCATATAACGCAACTGGATTTAGAATGGGTGGATATAATTCAGGCGGATCAGGCGGATACATCGGCGGTTCAAATTTGAACGTCAACCAGTCAAATGACCTAGGATATTCTTTCGAGTTTTTATTCCCCGTAAAAAACTGGAGGCCGTAAGTGAAAGAGTCAGAACTGATGCTTTCAAACATTTCAGAAATATGGCCATTGGTTCTAAGCGCTGTATTCGTCATCATATGGCTCATTCGCCTTGAGGCGAAGGTTCTGTACCTAGAAAAACAAAACGAACATCGCCTCGAAAATGACAAAATGATCTGGGATAAGTTCGAGGCCGTTCAGTCAACGCTCACGAATATCCTTCAGTCCCTAGCACGGCTTGAGGGAAAACTTGAAGGACGCCATGACAACATGTGACATAACAGATTGGAAACAAGGCGCTTTGCTTTCATGCATTTTATTGCTTGAAGCATGGCTGGGAAGGACCGACAAAACAAAGTATAGTTCTACACTGGAGTTCGTGCTGCTTGGTGCAGTGAACATTTTAAAATCGCTTGTGCGAAAAAAAAAGGAGTAATTATGGCAGAACAAAAAGGCGTAAAGGAATTGCTGGAGCTAGTCGCTGGTCTTAAAGAAGTGGCTTTGATCGGTAAAGCTGCGTTGAAAGATGGCAAAATTGACTTGAATGATTTGAGTCTTTTGTCTCAGCTTTTGGTAAAGCAACAGGTTCTAGTTGCAGCATTTGAAGGCCTTGGCCAAGTCGCTGATGAAGCGAAGGACCTAAGCCTTGATGAAGCGATGAATCTAATCAAGGCACTTCTTGACGCAGCCAAAGAAGTAAAGGACGCGCAGTAATGTCGTCCATTCTGCAATGGTTCATCAAAAAGTTCCTTGTCGAGTTCTTGTGGGACAAGCTCATCGCGGGCATTGACCGACTGCTTGAGTTCATCAAGGAATACCAGCGCAGAAACGAAATAGTAAAAGACAACGATAATCAGGCGGCTATTGTGGAAGCGATAGCCGACCAGATCAAGGCGCTCCTTAAAGAAGGAAAGCCTGTTCCACCGGAGCTTTATGAAAAACTTAAAGTTGAAAGTCGTAAGCTCGTTGACCGCGCTGCTAACGGCTAGCTGCGTTCTTACATCGTGCCTTACAACGCCGGGCATTGAAGAACCATCGGCGTTTTATTGCACGATCATTTCGCCAGAAGAAGCCGAATGTCGGTTATCGGACGGCGATTACGTGACCAAAATGCAGATCGTGGACTTAATCGGGTACATCGGCGTCCGGCCAAAGGCTTTCAGCAATTTGATTTCCCACCATGAAATTCTGCATCGTGAACTGAACCAATGCCTTGCGAGGAAAAAATGAGCTGGATATTTAATATCATACAAATTCTATTGAGATACTTCGGGAAAAATATGGATTCACTGAACGCAGAAAACACTACAGCCTGGTACAAGATTGCTTTGAAAGAGCTTGGGGTGAAGGAGTTTCGTGGTGCCGAGAATCCACGCATCATCGAATACCATCAGGAAACTACATTAAAGGCAGACGAAGATGAGATTAGCTGGTGCAGCGCCTTCGTCAATTGGGTCATGAAACAGGCTGGCCATCAGGGGACCAGAAGTGCCCTTGCCCGCTCATGGTTGAAGTGGGGACGTGAAGTGAAAGCTCCATACAAAGGCTGCATTGTCGTATTTGAGCGCGGGGAATCGTGGCAGGGCCATGTCGGGTTCTTTGTTCATGAGGAAAATGGAATGATCGGATGCCTTGGCGGGAACCAGTCGGACGCCGTGAGCATTGCTTATTATCCAAAAAGTCGCGTTTTGGGGTATCGAGAACCGACGCCTTGACTTGTATAATGGCTGAAAATTGAGGTTTAAAAATGCCTAGCACAATTACCGCCTATTATACTTTCACAGCAGCCACAAAGGCCAGATCATCACAAGTGAACACCAACTTTTCGAATTATCGAGGGGACCTGCTTCCGATAAACGAAGCGACTGTGACGGCTTCGGATAACACCCATTATCTTGGATCGACAGATCACTATTGGGCTGGCGCTTATGTCGGGCAGGTAGATTTTAGAACGGCGACGACAACGGCAACGCTGACTTTGAGTGGCGATACATCGGCAACGACTGGGGCTTTTCTTTTCAAGATCGAAGGGACTGAAGTTTTTCGAGTCGGCCCTGGCGGATTTATCTCAGATAGCTATTTGACTACCACGCTTCGGCAATTGAATTGCGTGACCGTTACTGCGTCTGGAGTCTGGACTGTTCCGGCTGGCGTGACAAATATCATGTTGCAAGGCTGCGGAGGCGGAGGTGGAGGCGGAGGCGGTGGAAATGGTATCGACGGATCTAACGCAAGTGGTGATGGCGGTGGTGGTGGTGCCGCTTCGCCGCTCCAAGGTCCATATCCAATGCAAGTTACTCCATTATCAGTTCTTACAATCACAGTCGGAATCGGTGGCGCAGGTGGAGCTGTAAACTCCACTGGCACGGCTGGTGGCGATAGCATGATTTCAGGCGGTGTATTTCCTGCGCTTATTATTTTTGGTGGAGCAAAGCCTGGCTCTGGTGCCGTTGCTACTGGTGGCGGCGCGACTCAGCAAGGTGGCTTGGCTTATCAAACATCGTTCGCTCAAACATCAAGCATGGCACCAGTTTATTATGGTGGGAATGGTGGCGCAGGAAACGGGACCGGAGTCGCTGCGCCATCTGGAACAGCGGGATATGTTGGATATTCAGTTTTGAACGGAACAATCACTGGTGGCGCGGGTGGCAACGGAACGTCAGGTGGAGGCGGAGGCGGTGGCGGTGGAAATGAGTTTGGAGTAGGTGGCCTTGGTGGGGACGGAGATTCCAACGGAGGAGCGCCAAGTGCGACTGCTGGAGCTACTCCAACAACAACAGCTTATGGCTGCGGCGGAGGTGGAGGCGGAGGCGGTGCCGAGGCTGGTTCTGAAGCTGGCGGAGCTGGCGGCGCGGGAATGAGCGGAGTTGTCTTTATATACTATATCAAATAATCGTTGACCAAATCGGCATGCCGTTGAACCATGTGGCATGCTTGATAAATTACGTTATGCCGCCTATCGATTTAAGTACACGAACGCTCGCGCATTGAATCTAGAAACTCCAGTAGATGTATCTGTGGAGCTTGCTGCCGTATGCCAATCCAGATGTTCGTATTGCTATTGGAACGATGCGTCAAATCTGCCATTTAAAACTGGGATGATGTCGAAATCATTGGCGTCAAAAATATTGCATGAATGTAAAGAGTTTGGCGTCCATTCTTTCAAGACTAATTTCCGTGGGGAATCTACGCTGAATCCTCACTTTGAAGAAATCACTTCGTTGGCAAAAAGCCTGGCTTCTGGCGGGACGCTGATAGACAGAATCACGAACTCAAACTTTCAGTTTCGCGAAAGCCAAGAAAATGTTTTCCGTGGATTATGTAATCAGACAAAGGTAAAGGTCAGTTTCGATTCTTTCCGAAAGGAAATCTATGAAAAGCAAAGAACAGGTTCCCTTTATGACAGGGCAATCCGAAACATCGACAAGTTCTATAACTACCCAGGACGAGATAATGAGCTGGTGGTGCAAGCAGTACGAACAACACTTAATGCAGATGAAGACCTTGAAGGCGAAATCAAAAGACGATGGCCAAGCGCGAAGGCGTCAGTCCGTGATGTCGTCGAAGGCCGACTCAAAAAAGACATTTCAGAGTCATTAGTTAAGACCAGGGATTTTAGCGATAGGCAGCCTTGCGTTCAGGCGTTCGCCAGAGTGATGATTCGATGGGATGGATCAACTGGCGCATGCTGCCCAGACATATCTGGAAAGATCGTGATCGGTGATGCCAACAAACAAACAATAAAAGAAATCTTTCAAGGGCAAGAAGCTGAGCGTTTACGAAAGTCGTTGCTCGATAAAACGGCCTTTGATCTTGACCCATGTAAGACATGTTCCAGCCATGAAAGTTTCAAAGGTTATGAACCGCCATGGCAATCGTAGACACTGGAGTAATCATTTGTTCTCGCCTTAGCTCCTCGCGGGTGCCCGCTAAACCGCTCTTGAAATACAACGGCAAGACGCAAATCGAATTGCTGCTTGGTCAAGTTTACAAGATGGGCTATCCGGTATTCTTAGCCGTGCCAGAATCGGAGCTTGTCCATTACGGGTTCCTTTTGGACATATTTCCAAAGCTCAATTTCTTCGTCGGCTTTGAGGACGACCCGCTCGCTCGGCAGTATGAGTGTGCGAAAAAGCATGGACTGAAGCGAATAATTCGCATCACACATGACAAGATTTTCGTGGATACTGATCAGCTAGAACCTATGCTACGCTTGATGTCTGATGGAAAACTCGATTATTTATTTAGTTCTGATTTTGTCCCTGGATCTGGCTTTGAAATATTTAGCATGGACGCTCTTGAGCGAGCTGCGCGACAATTCTCGAGAGTCGAACATATCAGCTACGCCATCAAAGCCGTCACGAACAGATCTGTTAACTATCGTTTCGAACAGCCAAGAAAAGACATCCGACTCCTGATCGACTTCTTTGAAGACACCCAGCTCATGCGGGTTATCTACGCAACCCTTGGCGTGAACGCTTCGCTCAAAGATGTGGTCCGACTTTTCGATGGCCATCCTGTTCTGAAGCAGATGAACAAACTGCCACAGGTTACCGTTTACACATGCGCGAAGAACGCGGGAAAATGGATTCAAGAGGCGATGTCATCGGTCGCTTTGCAGAATAACTTTAGGGATTATGAGTATATTTTGATCGACGATCATTCGGACGACAAAACATTATTGCACATGGCCAAGTTCTGCCAGGGGAATAAAAATGCTAGATTCATTCGTAACGAGACTAATGTCGGGCTTGCGAGTAGTTCAAACATTGCTCTTAAAAATGCCCGTGGAAAGTACATTGTTCGTCTTGACGGTGATGATTTTTTTATCGGAAAGACTGCCATTGATGGCATGGTCAAGCAGATTGAAGAGCAGGAAGTTGATGTCATCTATCCAAATTGCTACGCAGGACTCAGCCAGCGGACCATTCAAAAAGGCGATGAACGTCATCATGTTGGTGGCTCGCTTTTTAGGACCTCGGCTATCAATCATATTAAGTTCACTGATAATCTACGGAATCATGATTCTCTTGATATTTTTCTTCGTGCGCGGGACATCCTCAAAATAGGGTATTACGACCGTGCTATTTTCTGCTACCGCCAGCACAACGAATCCATGTCGAAAACGAACCTTTCAGACCGCGAGAAAACGCGCAGAATAATCGAAAGTAAATATGGCACGAAAGCACCCAAGTCTCGACGTCGTTAACATGTACGCTACGCTCACACTTGACCATTGGGAAACCGTTCTGCGTAAGGCCGTGAAGTCTGACAACATCGAAAAGCTCATGGCGTGGCGTTATGGCCTACAGGCTGGCCTTGCTGAAGCTGTGGCGCGTGGGATTAAGGACGACAAGCTGGACCTTTGGGTGATGAAGCGATGCCGTGATATTGAAAAGTGCGCGAAGTTTCTTTACCGAAAACGATTCAAAGCTCCGCTGCTTGACCCTGCGAAGGAACCAGCTAAATATGTTCAGCAAGCAAGGGAACTAAAACGAAAGCTCGACAATGAGTTCGAGGCTTTCCTTATGAAGAGTAATTTCTAAAGGACAACATGGAAGAATTTGATTTCCGCAGACAGTGGGGACCGAAGCCGCGCTACCAAAGAGTCGTTGATTATGTGCGGCCAAATAATGACTTCACCTTCATCGCTGGCCCATGCTCGGTAGAATCCCGTGAGCAGATATTTGACTTGGCTGGGTTCGTTTCATCCCAAGGAGCCACGCATCTGCGCGGTGGGGTATTCCGTGCTGGCACCTACCCAGGCGAGAACTTCGGGTGGATCGACGAGGCGCTGATCGCTGCTTATCATGCCGCTGCCACGCAACATGGACTGAAGAATATCATTGAGGTTCTGGATTATCGAGTTATTCCAAGCCTTCTTCAATACGCGAGCTGCTTTCAAGTCGGATGCCGACAGATGCAGAACTATACCCTGCTCAAGGAAGTCGGCCAGGCGGGAAAGCCTGTATTTTTGAAGCGTCATCCAGGCGCGACATTGGACGAATGGCTTGGTGCCGCAGAGCATGTTCTGAAATGGGGATGTAAAGAGATTTACTTGATCGAACGTGGTTCCTCTACGCATGCGAACCATGTCCGATGGGATTTGTCGATTAGCATGATTCCGGCCATCAAGCAGATCACTAGCATCCCTGTGCTTGTCGATGGCTCGCATGGCACTGGACGGCGCGACCTTGTGGCTCCTATGACGCTGGCTGGAATAGCCGCAGGAGCGGATGGGTGCCTCGTGGAAACGCATCCATGCCCAGATATGAGCCTTTCAGACCCAGACCAGGCGCTTAGCTATGTGGAATTTCAATTGCTGACAAAAAAAATCAAAAAAATCAGAGAGGTATTATAATGCGCTGCGCTGTGTGTGATGCAGATAATAAGTGGACGAACGTAGATCAATTTCGCCTTCGCAAGGTAGACGATAAGGGTAAGCCGATCAACATGTGCCAATGCGATGAGTGCGGCTTTGTTTCATACCCTTCCAAGTACCAATCTGAAGAAGAGATTAAAGAGCATTATCGTTCTAGCTACCGGACGGCTCCACAGGCGACGGCTCTGTTCACGGGCGAGCGCAAGCTGCAATACCACAATTTCTTTTTGACCCCGCTATTTGAAAAATGGGAAAAAGCAGGCCTGGAAAATCCAGTCATCGGCGAAATCGGCTCAGCCTATGGCATGCTTCTTAACTGGATTCGCCAGCAGGTCCCAGGCGCAGAGGTGCATGGTACTGAATTGACCACGACATATAAGCGGGTGGCATTCCATGAGTATGGACTTCGGCTGACTGACGATCTGGATATGACAAAAAAATACGACCTTATGATTTCATATCATGTTCTTGAGCATCAGCTTGACCCAGATAAGCGGCTGAAAGAATACGCAGCTTGTTTGAAGGACAACGGAATATTCTATTTGTCATGCCCGATCTGGTTTCGTGAGCTTTCAAATAGTGGCGGCGCTGGATTCGACATTGAATGGTACTGGGCACCGGATCACATTAACGCTTGGTCAGAAGAACATCTTGAAGAAGTGATTGCAAAGGCTGGCCTTGAGATCATCATGCGAAATACAGAGGTTTATGGGAACACCTACATCCTGAAAAAGGCGACCAAGCCTTATGAAAAAAAGACCTTCGATGCGGCAAAGTACAAAAGGGATATTGAAAAGATATTCAAAGCCTGGAAGCTCTTGCAGGAAAACAAGTGCAAAGAAGCAATCGAAGTCTGGCCAAACCTACCAACTGCTTGGGTCAATCATTACGAATACAATCGCTCTGAGTTCCATAAGAGCCGCGAAGAGACGAACAAATACCTTCAGGCAACGCTCGACGCTTGTCCGAACAGTTCAGACGCGAGCCTTTATGTGGCCGATATTCTGACCCGTTATGAGAGGTATGACGAGGCGTTTGAAGTGCTGTCGCGTGGCCTGAAAAAGAAGCCGAACAGTCCACAAATGCTCATGGGAATTGCCAACTGCTATCGCATGAAGGCCATGAAAGAGCAGGATCAAAAGAAAAAGTCAGAGCTTTACGCGAAGTCAGTTAACACGCTTAGATTTCTTTTGAACGTATCCAGCGAAAGCCTTTCACAGGCGCTCACATGGATATACGCAGATGAAGCTAATCTTCCAATTCCTGAGTTGGCCGAAAGCGATGCTCGCCATTCTCCTTGATAACCGAGGCGAAACTTAGCAGCGGATATTTCGTATAGAATGCATGGAGGTCCTTTGGAAAGCAGTTGTGTGTTAGCATGTTGTTTGCGACGTAGGTATGGCTTTCTGTTTCTATTGAAATAACCTCTGTCGGATCCAAATACTTTACTTCCTTGACCTTAGTGGCCCATCCATTTGGTAGGTTTATTGTATTTGGCGACTTGTAGGAACTGTTTCTTTTGTAGTACAGCTTCGACCCAGACAATCGTTTAGTATATTTTAAAATCTTTTCTACATCTTCGCGGCAGCTTATTCTTATTTCTTCGCCATTGTTTTTAATTGATGCACATATGCCAAGAGACAGGAGCATCGTATCAATATTTGATATTAAAACTTTGCTTCGCGAATATCCTGAAACAGTTTGTTGATTGATACATCCATCGCCATCAAGCCACCCAGAAATAAAACCTAATGCCACATCGCCAGAGAATAGCTTGCAAGATTTATTGAAAGCTCCACGGCCTAGATCTGCTTTATCGAATAGCGTTTGAAGCCACTGCGATCTGCATCGAACAATAAAACACTTCGACAGGCCATAGGTTCCTTCAGTTTCTGCATACCTTTTGGTCGCGTGTAATCCATATTCAGAAAGAGTTTCAATGATCTCGTCGGCAAGATGTTCTTTCTTTGTTCCCAATGCCCATATCGTTGAGTATTTATCGTTAGACATACATCCATCAGCCGAATAAAGACCCATAACCCTCGCCAGCTTATGATTTAGTTCAATCTTTTCGTGCCATACCTTTATGTAATTATTTGGCTTTGGCCCTAGGTACACAGAAGAAAGTCCGTCAATTACTGGCCGCTTAACAAATACATAATCGCCAGGCTTGATTTGATCGAATGTAACCTCCTTTAGATCGTCGTTTTCATAGACGAAGTGAATGTGATCGTGGCTTGCGGTCAGCCTTCGTCCCTTCGATTTTATTTGTATTGGAAATTCTGATATCCGATTGCCAATCTTGGTGATCGTTGTAACGGACTCGCTATCGATAACTGCGTCGCCAACTTTTAGCTCGTGAGCATAGCATGTAGAGTCTGGCTTCAAAATCCTAGTATCTGGATGAACGCACTTTCCACCGAAGCCAAACTTGCCATCTGGACCAGGGACTTGAGTATGCACATCGTTGATGTATCCGCTCATAAGGACGCCTTCACGGACCATGTTGAAGTCAATTTCTTCCTTCTTGCAGAGCTGATAGATATTGTTGAAGAAGTTCACTTTCATCGCGCCGAATACGTTATGGGCGTACTTCGCCATTTCGCATTCCTTATTTGTCATCACAAGAAATTCTTTCCCTGGAAAAATCTCAGACATAAGACCTAGGTCAGAACATCCTGTCATGATTGGCATATTACAAAGGTCCTCATATGCAGTTCTTTCAGTCAGAAATTCAGGGCATGAGAATGTCATGTAAGTATCATTTGTCCCGACCATCACGGTCGAGCGAATAAACTTTATCCCGCCAGCTCGCTGAATTGATTCTTCGAGAATCGAAAGGTCCTGGCCAAAGTCATCCTGGTTATTCATAACAGGTACGCATATGAATGTCGCAAGGCAGTCTGACAGGTCGTCAAATCTTTGCTTGCCTGGATCGTAAACTTTCACCACATGAGTGGTAAATTCTGCGAACCACTTTGCAAGCGTTCCCCCAACAAAACCTGCGCCGATGACTCCAATCGTAGCCATTTGTCTATCCCCTGTTCAAAGTTAATGATCTCACTGTTATCGAGAAATGTTCGTGCCTTTGAAAATCGAATATCACCGATTCGGTCAGGCTTAAAGCTCAATTTGTTGTGCTTCGGATTTACCCTAGACCTGATCGCCTCGTAAAGGTCCAAAAGTGTATGCGGTTCGCCTGTTCCCACTTCCAATGTTTCGCCATTGTATTGATGATGCGTCGCCTTCAGGCATGCCTTCACCACGTTATCGACATAAGTGAAGTCCCTGGTGGTTTTCCCGTCGCCAAAGATGACCACTTCCTCATTGGCTTTGATTTTATCGTACATTATTTTGACCACATTGGACCTTTGCCGTGGCCCGAATACATTGAAGAATCGAAGCGTGGTGAACTGAAGGCCGCAGTTTTGAAGTGCTTCTTCGATTATTTTCTTGCTGTGGCCATATGGTGAGGTTCCTTTGACCGAACTGCTAGAGGCGAAAATCATTTTCTTTACGTCGAGCTTTTTGCAGACATCAATAAGGTTCAAGCTCGCGTTGACGTTATTCAGGTATGTCGCCATTGGATTCGCATAGCTGTCTGGCACCGATGGCACTGCCGCAAGGTGATAAACATATTCAATTTTATGGTCGCGAAGAACCCAGAACAGTTCGTTCTTGCTTAGAAGATCGACTGGAATCCAGTTCTGTTGACGCTTGGTATCACGCTTGTCGATTCCAAGTGGATTTATGACCGCATCGTAAAGGTGCGACCCGATGAACCCTTGGCTGCCGGAAATTATATTCATTTCCTAAATTCATCAGACCATGCATTCAAAGGCAAACAAAAAAGTCTAAAGGTCGTCGATTATCGGCACCATGATAAAGGCATTGAACAGCGTCACAATGGCCAAAAGGATAAACACAGCGGGGTCATATCCCTGCGCGACTCGCCAAAAAATCAGCATGAAAGTCACCACGGGGACTGCCAGCGCGATGAATGTGAACAGCTTAGAAGCCGCATCAAATCTTTGTGAATTGAAGCTCGCTCCTGTCGGCTTCCATTCCTCAAGGCTATCCATGATGCGGTCGCGTAGCGCGTATAGATGGGCATAATACGACAGCGCACGGACGCGAAGCACATCCATGTTCATAGGCAGCTTCATCCAATAGCGCATGAATCCAACAGAAAAAAGAATACTTGGCACCGAAAACAGAAGATTGAACCAGTGCATGTGCTGCGGATAAAACGCCAAAATTAAAAGGCTTGGAAGGAAATACGTCACGGATCCAATGCCAGTCGAAATATAATAGAACATCCCTGTCATGTAGCAGATGCGCTGCATGGCCGTAATGTTTGCATCCCAAAAGTTCTTAGAAAAGAAAAGGGAAATGGAGCCAAGTGCCCATCTGTATTGCTGCGTGAAGAATTGTTTCGTCGTATCTGGGCAAGCGCCAAGGGCCAGGTTTATGGGCAGATACACAATTTCATGGCCCGTCTTAATGAGCTGAAATCCGGTATGAACGTCTTCACTGTATGGAATAGGAGCTGTGCCACCAAATGGCTCAAGAAAAGAACGACGATAAACAGCATTAGTACCAACGCAAATGGCACCGCCAAAAGTATTTCGATTGACCTGGATAAGACGGTAGAATAATTCCTGCACTGCTCCTGCGCCATTTCTCACCCACCCGTATGAAGGTCTTACGTCAAAGAATTGTGGAGTCTGAACAATCGCCACGTTCGGATTGTCAAAAAAGTGCGGCAATGTCTGGATCAGAAAGTCCTTTGTTGGACAAAAGTCGGCATCAAAAATAACTATGAACTCGCCTGAAGTCTGCTTGAAAGCGTTGCGAAGGTTTCCAGCTTTTTTCAGCTCATTTGTTTCCCGAGTGATATAATTGAATCCAAACTTGCTGGCCAGGACATACATCGTATCTCTGTTCTTGCCATCATCCAGGACATAAACCTTCACGTTCGGATGGTTTCTATGCAGGACCTTCACATGTTCCCAGGTATTTAGGATCACTTCTGTCGGCTCATTGCAGATGGGCAAATAAATATCCACCGAAGCATCGTCGGCTTTATCGAACCATTTTGTTATCACTTCCCTGTGCCGATCAAAGTTAAACTCACGGCCACGGAATCCCACAAGGTATGAAAGCGAAAGATAGAAAATCGTGATGGCCGTGACGATGATGAACGGAACAAAAAAGGGGAAGGCGAAAATAAAAAGCAGATTTCCACCCAAGATGCAGAGGGTAGAAAAAAGACCGAAAGAATAAATCTTCAATCGGTCTTGTTTTAGAAATAAATACTTCTGGTGAAGCGTAGGGCTAGTATGAAGCACGACCTACCATAATTTCCAGTCGATCTTTAGGTATCCGATATTGTCGCTGAAATCTTCGTTCACGATTTGCTTGTGCTGGATTCCAGGACTGACAGTTACGTTCTTCAGTTTTCCAGCCATTTCAAAATCAATCTGAGCCTTCGCAACGAACCATTCTGTATCATCAGATGATTCAAGCGGCATCACTCCGTAGCCAGTCCATGCGTTCACCGCAAGGCCTTTGAATAGGCGCTCGTAAACGCCGAAGCCAACTGTAGGTCGATAGGTCGTGCCATCATTATAAAGATTGTTTTGAAGTGTCAGCTTACCAGACGCGAAGGCGGTCTGTGCTGTGAAGGCGATGAAAAGCGCCATGATAAATCGAGCCATTTTTTTCTCCTGTTAAAGTTTCGGTCTAACTTTAACAGTGAAGAAAATTCAATCAACTGTCACCATGCTGCGTCAGGACATACTTCTTTGATTTGTCTTTTTGATCTGCATAAACGGCATCAATTATGGTCTGGCGGTCTAGGTCTAGGATGCTGCACAAAAGGTCCAGGGAATCCATTGGAAGCATGCGCTGGCCACTTTCGACCTTGTAATAAACGCTGAATTGAAGGCCGATCAGTTCGGCGAGCTGTGCTTGGGTCAGGCCTTTGCGAAGCCTTGCCTTGAAAAGATATTCACCTGTTCGATTCATGCGAGTCTCCAATGCTCGTTTTCTATTGTATCGCCATGAATAAATATCACCAGAAGCCAGCGGCTTGCCATTTTTTCTTTTAAATCCGCGAGCGTTCAGCTCATTCGCCACATCGCGCCATGAAAGGCCAGATGCTCGAAGTTCGTTCGCAAGTTTGTGCCAGCTCATTGCCTCTGCCTTGTGGTGAGTGTCACTTCCACTTCCCCAGTTTTTCGAGGGCTTCACCTATGTGCTTTCCGGCCAAAACATTCAATCCCGTTTTGCTTTCTATTGCCATATCAAAATCAAACTTAGCTCGATTAAGCGCCTCAATCGCAGTTCGCAAAGCATCGCGCAGCTCGGTGTTTTCTGATTCAAGAGACAATACCTTTTTGTGTTTTTTATCGAAAGAGTATTTCATAGCATTTGCATGATTTGTTTTCTGCTCTAGGTTTTCCTTCAACTCCTCACACTGTTTTGCGAGGGCGTCGTAGTTTTTCTTCAATATTGTATATGCCCACTCACTAGGATAACCGTCTGCAATATCACGTAATGCTTTTTTGTTCTTTTCGTTTTCGATATTGAGGGTGTCGTAGGCTGCCTCAAATTGTGTTGCTGCATAATAGACATCGGAAATGTCTACATTTTCAAACGGGACTTTATAATCATTTAGTATTTTTGTTGCCGCAACTAAGTTGAAAGATTTTTTATCGTCACTCATCTTTTTGCCCTTGTGGTTTCACAGCTCACCAACTTTTGTTGAGTTATTATAAATTAGAAGCGAACAGATGTTTCGAACGTCAATTGCGCTACCGCTTCCATCTGAAAACTCAGAACGAAAGTAGTACATAGTGTAGTCGCGATTGACCAATCTTACCTCATGCATAAGCCATAAATTACAATCATCATCGTTTGTTATCATCACACTTGTACTTAGGATTTGTTCGCCCATCATCCCTCACCTTCACTTTCTTTCTTGAGCTTGGCGAAAAGGTCGAGGGCATCCCTGGCGACATCAGCTTCATTTTGCTCATCTGGTTTAATTATCTGCTTAAGAGCCTCAACCGCCGCCCCCATATCCTCAAGAGCTGTGCGGTAGCCGAAGTTGGCTCCAGAATTAAATGCATAAATCTGTAGTGAGTCTATGAGGCCTCTATGTGTAACCTTTGAGGCTTCAAGTGTAGCGGTTTTTACATGTTCTTCTGCCGCCTCATCCCTACGCTCTGCAAATGATTTATTCTGTGTCATGACCCTGACCATGACCCTGACCCTGACCATGACCCTGACCCTGACCGTGACCATGACCCTGACCGTGACCGTGACCATGACCCTGACCCTGACCATGACCCTGACCCTGACCATGACCCTGACCCTGACCGTGACCATGACCCTGACCCTGACCATGACCCTGACCATGACCCTGACCCTGACCCTGACCGTGACCTATTTCTAAATGATCTTGGACTAGCCATTTTTTGACCTTCCGAATGATTCGATTAGTGGAAGTCTCACATACCATTCTTTCGAGTGTAGCTTTTGAAGATCGGAATAGGTCTTTTCTGTAAACGCACCAGTCGAGTAAACAATCCCTGCATCGTCGAGCTTTACGCAGGTTTTATTTACTCCGACAAGTATTCCCTCGTAGAAATATCCGGCGCACATTAGAAGTACACGCTCACCCAAGAGCGACTCAAGTCCTTCCGTCTTTTCTGTTCTTACTAATACTTTCATTTGGTTCTCCTTTTTATTCTGTGTCATATAGTTTATCCCTAATTTTTAAATACGCCTCGTGAATATCTTTTGTTGCCGGATGATTTCGATTCCCGCTTTCGTAAAGCACATCCAGGGCATCACTTGTTAAATCAACCAACTCGCAAATATCGTCGAGGAAAAGGTGGGCTCCGGCATTGAATGAATCTTTAAACCACGCTCTTTTCAGCGTAACCTCATCATCCATTGGTACCGAAATCCAGTACTTCTTTTCGGCATCTTCGATCTTCTTCTCTAACGCTTGTCGTAGTGTCACAACCACCCCATGTGCTGCCAAAAGATCACGAAGCCTTACGGCTTCGGATCAATCTCAATAATAACCGGAGCAGCCGGGTCGCTCGGCATCGTCTTGCAGACCTGTCCACTGCGGTCGGATTCTAAGGTTCCGGCCACAGCTGATGCCATGAAGCAAACTGTCGAGCCAGGGACCCAAGCATCGTTCACATAGGTCTTGGAATAGTAGTAGCATCCATTCTGGACCTTCCATGGCAATGGTGCGGGTGGCCCGTATGTCAGAACCGATTCAGCGCCACCATTGACTCGCCAGTAAAATTTGAATCCAGTGATCGTCACTGTGGAGCCATCTTCGGCAAGATAATTGTGGCACCAAGTTAGTTTCGCTTCGCCAGCTATGGCGCTTGTGCAGAAAAGAAAAGAAAGTGCAGCGATTAACTTTCTCATTGGTCGCCTCTTTTCACTTCGGCGCATGTGCCAGAAATGTTTGGCACCTCATCTGCCACTGCTTTCAACGCTTGAAAACATTCGTAGTGAGTATCGAATTTCTCGAAGCTCACTGTCTTTTGACCGTTAACGGAAAGAACCGTAACGATAAGTAGAAAAAACGTCATATTGACTCCTTGGTTTTACCAGTTCAGAGGCATTCCCACGAACGCCATCATCCCCAGTAGGTTTAATATCAAAAAAAATAACATCCAGAACAGAATCTCTTTCATCTACCACCCGCCACATTCGTCGCAAACATACCTGTCATAATGATCTTTCGATTTCCATTCGAAGTATGGAAGGTCCGTATTGCTTGGGATGATCGTCGATTCCTTGCAGCACTTGGCAAGGCGATGCGTAAGGTCCGGCTGCGGGTTCAGCGTTACAACATTCATGTGCTTCAGGCATGCTGGGCTGATTCTCTCATTCAGAAGAACCTTATGAATCATCGGAGCGCATCCGCAGGACAGAACGGGCTTCACTTGCCCTGCCTTCGGACGCCGTTTTTGATCAGCGCGTTTACAATAGATGATGTTTTTCTATTGTCGATTTCCAGCACGATCATGTCGGACAAGATGCCCAAAATCTCTGTGATCTGCGCGATGTCCACGTTCTTTTTCTTGCCTTCTTGCTTCGCGATATACTGTGCGAGCTTTGTCATTGTGATTTTCATGGTTCAATCCTCTCAGCCAATACTGGCCGTAAATAAGTTCCTTTCCATATTTCCAGTGGCGCTGGCCGGAGCTTTCGCCACAACTTCAGTTTGAGTACATATTCGGAAGTTTCTACGCCTTTAGCTTCTGCATAACATCGAACGTCACCGCGCAGAAAAGAAAAGTCCACTTTCCAGTTGATGCGCGTGGTTTTATCGCCTTCTTGTAAGGTTACAACCTGCTGGCGCTTCACATCCGATATTTCGCCCGCTCGCTCGCGAAGTAATAGCATATTGTAAACGGATTCTTCGAGTTTGCTCGGAAATCCGGAAGCTGTCCGCTTGGCACCATACTTATTGAATCTTGAGCGTCGTCTAAACATCAGCGCATCACCACATATTCTTTTTTCACAAGCCTTGCACCGTCCACCTTGTCGCCATCTTTAATGGCCACCTTGATGGCGGTTTTGTCGGCCTGTTTTGAAATAGTCGTCTTTACTGCCCAGTCAGGCAAGCGAGTAATGTCGAAAACATCAATGGATTCTGAAACTCGGATCGAAAGCTCATGACCCTTGTCGGACTTCAGCTTCTTTTGATTCAAGGTTTGCAGGGCCACCATGGCGCGGTCCCGAAGGGATTCCTTCACGTCCTCATATCGCTTCACAAGGGCTTGAAGTTTCCCAATCTCGGCCTTCAGGCCGTCAATTTGTTGATCAGCAAAAAGGTCCATTGCTACATAGTTGTCAACTTTATCCGCAAGCTGCCCAAGGCGCTGCATGATGAACGCCTTGTTTTCCTGCTCTGATGGGTCAAGTTCCACCAGATCAAGGCAAAGGTTGATGAGCGAGCGTTGCTCCTTCACTTCCGGCATCATAGCAGTTCACCGATAAGCCTAAGTTTAAGGCTGCGGTCAATGTTCGCTTCTGTCAGATGAAGGATAAGGCCCTGGACATCGGTAAGCTGATGGCCCTTGCAGTCTTGCTCAAAAAGATTTGGCTCAACTGAAAGCTCTTTCTCTTTTTTCGCAGCTGCAATTTCCTTTACAGAAGGAAAATCTTGCCTAGCAAGGTCGCCAAAATAAATCGGTTCTTTTTTGAGCGGGCTTCTGTATTCCATTGCGTCATGGTCAATGTGATGCCGCAGAGCATTCAGTGCGTCACTTGTTCTGCTCACGACTTTCGATATTTGCTTGTTTGATTTTCCAAGACCATATTTCCAGTAATAGATGTTCGCTATTTCCTGTGCTGTATATGGCCGTCTTGTTCTCTTTTTTCTTCCCATGTTTTTCTCCTTGGTTATGGGTTTTGGTTAACATGGTAATGGTTCATCGTCATTGAACTGCGGTGCTGATGGCTCCTTGGTATGATCGACGTAGGATTTTTTCGCCTTTTCAAATTGTTCTGTAACCGAAGGAACAGAATCTTTCAATATGGACTTCATCGAGTCGTCAAAGATGGCGTTGGCGAAGTAATCGCAAGCCTGTTCGTAGGCTTGCCTTGAGAGCTTTTCCGGTATGGCTTTGTAGGTCTGTTTCACATAGGCCTGGACAAAAGCCACGGGCCATTTGTTGGCCTTTGCAATGGCATACATGCGATTGACTTGCTTCAAAGAAAGCCCGGCATGGGATGGCCCCTGTGATGGCGGCATTGGAACTTCTGCTGCGGTGGTCGATGGCGCGGCTTGTGGCTGCGGTGCATAGTTTTTTGGTGCTGGCCTTGGCGCAGGTGCCGATCTGTTGGTGGCCACTTCTGCATCATCATCCTCAAGCTCTGCGGTCAATCCCGTTATTGCAAACAAAGAGTAGCGTCGCGCATAGGAAGTCGCTGAGCCTATCTCCTGCGGCTTTGCGCCCATCTTCACAACTGGCCATTCGCTTTCAACCTTCTCACCTGAAACATGCGCCAGGACTGTTTTCAACATCAGCCATTCGCCGTTCACATAGGCAAGCTGCGTGACTGAAAGCCCAGAAGCAGAAAGTAATGGAAACAGATAATTGCAAGCCACATCTAGTTCGGCGTAGCTGGATCGAAAGTGCGGGTTATTCCCAGTCTTCGGGATTGATTTCACTTTGCTCTGAAACTGGCAGAGCGCAGAAAATAGTTTCGCATTGCTGCTCGGTAAGTCCATTTGGTTCTCCTTGGTTTTGGTCTATTTAATCGAACTATTTCTAAAATCAAACGTAAAAGACGCTCCCTTACCCAGATTGCAGTCTTTGCACAAAACCTGAAGGTTGTTTTCATCAAGCTCCAATTCTGGGTGCGTCAACCGTGGTTTTATGTGGTCAACGTGTAACGTCGTATTTTGCGCTGTATTGCCACATGAGGCGCATCTATGTCCATGCACAACCAAAATTTTTAAACGCAACCTGAGCCATTCTGGCGATTTATAGAAGGTTTCGGCTGACAGCCTGTACTTTTCGGATGATTCTTTTGACCGAAAGTTTTGCCGTACCGCATTATTTTTCTTTTTTTGCTGCCGTGCGCGATTCCGGTGAAAAAACTTTTTGTTTTTCTTTATCATGGCCCGTTGATTTGCCGCAGCGTCACGACATTCAGAGCTGCAAAAGCCGACAATGTTTTGTTTCAGCAAATCTGAAACGCTGAAAAAGACACCGCACCGACATTTAATCTTTTTGGATGGTCGATTCATGTTTTCTCCGGAACACTTTGTTGATCATCAAAAAGTTCAGTTTCTTTTGGTCAAGCCCGCAGACGTGCGTCCAGCCACCAAGTAATTCGATATGCTTCCACCGCCTGGGCTTCAGATATTCTTTAGCTTGTGCGCCGTTGTACCTTCCAAATCTTTTTATCGCCGCATGAATCGCAACCAGATCGTTTTCATAAAGATCGGGATCATCGAACCACATGTCTTTATCTTTATCTTTGTCTTCTTCTTTCTCTTGGTCTTTTTCTTTCTCTTGGTCTTTATCTTTGTCTTTAGCTCCATCGCAGGGCCTAGCATGCCCCTTCTTATCCCCATAGTTATCCCCAGAAATATCTACGTTGAGATGAAGAAGCGAATCAATTACTGACTTGTGGACCCTGTTCTGATAATTTAACTTTCCGTACTGAAATTCGATGAATGATGGAATAAACCATTTGTCGTGGTCGATAAACTTTATTTTTCCCGCAAAAAGAAGCTCGGCTTCACGCTGGTTTACATGCTCATTTATTGAAAACGCAGCAAGATCAAAGTCAACTCGCCAGACGCCAGCATGTGAGCATGAATCTAGAATATAGACCCAAAGCCACCGATATGGGCTTGGCAGTTTTCGGAACCACGGGTTTTTCCATTTCTCGCTGTCGGTGTATCTTTTGGCCATTTTCAATTCCTTGGTGAATATTTGAGTTTTAAAGCCATATTGATTTTTAAAAATAAAGCAAAATCGGACGAAATCTTGCCATAACGAATATACGCGAGACCATAAATGCTGCCATAAGCCTTTTTTATGCCAAAATGGCCACTCTGCAATACCGTTGAAATGGCAAAAAGCTCCTTAATATCGCATATTTACGTTGTTTTGGGCGTTATATTGCGTTAATATACTTATATGGCGCTGATATGGTATTGGCGCCCAGGAACAAGGAAAATAAGATGAAAAGAAAAGATCAATTTCATAGTTATAAAAACCATCCCTGGCTTTGCAGGGTATTCAAAAAGCTCACGAAGGCAGATGTTTTATTTTGTGAAACATACCTGGCAGAAAACGACCACCTGACAAAAGATGACTTTCAATTAAAGGTCAATCGCCTGTTCATGGATGATCGGAACCCGCCAAAGGCATGGAAAGAAATCAAGGAACTTTTAACCTGCACCAACAGTGCATTAAACCAAGGAGCATAAAGTGAAAACTTTAGACAGAAAGAAAAGTAAATACAGCATGAGGCGCAGAACAAAGCGCCTTGAAATCATAAACCATGAAAGGAAAATAATAATGGCATCGGCTCGGTGCGGAGTAATTACCTACGCCCAAGCTGCGAAAGAAATTGAAGAACTGATAATACGATTGAACAAAGAAACAGACTAAAAAACTAAACCAAGGAGAAAAAAATGGCTCACAATGTAGAAAATATGTTCTCAGTAAAAGAAGTGCCCTGGCATGGCCTGGGGAAAATAGTAACCGAAGCGCCCAATGTGCAGGAAGCAATCAAAATTGCGGGCCTGGACTGGAGCGTTGAAAAAAAGGAGCTGTTCACAAAAGATGGCGTCCTGGCTCCAGAAATGGCCGTGGTGCGAGACTTGGACAAATCAATTCTCGGAGTGGTCGGAAAGAACTGGACCCCAGTGCAGAACATAAAAGCCTTTGAGTTTTTCAATAAGTTTTTAGAACAAGGGCAAGCAACAATGGAAACGGCTGGCAGCTTGAACAAAGGCCAGCGGATTTTCATATTGGCAAGGCTCAACAGGGACCCGATGATGATCGCGAAGGACGACTTAGTGAATAAATACATTTTGTTATCCAATGGCCATGATGGCAGATCGGCAGTAAGGGTTGGCTTTACTCCCATTCGCGTAGTCTGCGCCAATACCTTACGCATGGCCGATGAGCATCATCACTCGAAACAAATTAGGATCACGCATTCGTCAAAAGTAAACGATGCATTGGACCTTGTGCAGCAGAGCATGGATGCGGCGAATCAATCCTTTGAGGCAACGGCTGAACAATACAGAGCGATGCTTCGCCTTCGCGTGAACAAGCGAACCTTGGAGCAATTCGTAAAAGTGGTATTCGGCTACAATACAGCGGACCAGGAACGTGCCCAGACCCGACTGGACAATATGACAAGGGAAATAACAAAGCTCTTTGAAACAGGCTATGGCAACGACGCTCGCGGCGTAAAGGGCACAGGATGGGCGCTATACAATGCGGCCACCCAGTACCTAACGCATGAGGCGGGAAACAGCGCAGAAACGCGCTTGAATGGCCTATGGTTCAATGGCACACAAGCAGCGCAGAACAAGAAAGCCTTTGATTTTGTGATGAGCGAGGTGGCCGTATGAAAGCCATATTGCAGCATGAGCTTGTGAAAGTTTTTAAAACGAGCAATGGATATGAAATGCACATATGCATGCAGAACGGCCAGTGGGTGGAGCATGAGCCTTTCCCAGGGGACCAGCGCGGCTTGGTGGCCGCTGTAAGCCTTGCTGCGGAAGTGCTGGCTGGCAAGTTCTGGCTTCGGAAGGCGCTGCATGGAAAGGGTGAGGAGCTTGACAAGCCAAAGCAGGTCCTTTTATCTAAAGGATAGTTTAGTGTTGGTGCGGTAAATCGTTATTGGCCCGGTGGAGAAATTCACCGGGTTTTTTTGTCGAAACATTTGTGTTTTTCTTTGCTCATTATTATTCTGATTGTCCTTGGTTCTTTTTCTTTAGGGCCATCAGGTTTACATGCTGTTCTCCTGGTGGCCTTTCTTTTTGAATCAATCGCACAGAAAATATCTGCATGCTTGAATCGACAACCATGAGCGATGAAATTTACGACCTGATCGAAAACAGAATTGATCGCTGCATGTTCGTTCTCGTTTTCAAGTGGGGATTAACTTACGAAGAAATCGGCCAAGCCTTCAACATCCCGCCAGAAGTGGTTTCCAGCCATATTTCAAAAACAAAAGACATGCTGAAAAGGACGCTAGATGAGTGACTTTGATGCCATCCTGGTTCATGTAAAGGCCTTGCCATGCTGCGAGTGCGGCAAAACCCCAAGTCATGGCGCTTTCATCAAGCCGCTTGATTGCTATGGCCCAAAGGAGTTTTTTAATATCATGCCGCTATGCTCCAAGCACTGCCATGAGCATGACAAGCTGGGCACAATGGACTTCGCTAGGAAATATCGAAACGTTCGATGGTACTTGGATAACAAAGGCTGGGAAATCAACGAAAAGCTCTGGCACAGAGATTTGAAGGAATCATGACAAAACAAGAAGCAATCGAAATGCTGTCAGAAAAAGAGCGAATCGTTTTCACAAAAGTCCTTCAAGGAATGTCGAACTTCGACATCGGATACGATATGGAAATCTACGAGCCTAGCGTGAAATTTCATCTGACGAATATCTATCGAAAGCTAAATGTAAAAAATCGCGCCCAAATGATGGCCAGATATTTAACGCCATCGCCTATTGAAAACCTGGCCGATACCTGTCACGCTGTAAAGCATGAAACAGGACCAAGCGGAAACCTTGACCAGTAGCCACTTTCAGCATGGTGGAATATTTTAATGGCAAACTCTAGAGTTCTTGTCATTGGCGATATACATGTTCCGTATCATCATTTAGATACGATAGCCTTCCTTCGTGAAATCAAAAAAGTTTACAGGCCTGACAGAATTATTCAGATCGGCGACGAAGTGGACTATCATGCGATCAGCTTCCATGGCGCTGACCCAGATTTGCTATCCCCAGGGGATGAATTGAAGTCAGCAATTCAAAAGCTGCAACCGCTATACAGACTATTTCCTAAGATGGATTTAATCGAATCCAATCACGGCTCTCTTGTTTTCAGAAAAGGAAAGGCTCACGGATTGCCGCGCCATGTCTTTAAATCATTCCGTGATGTTCTAGGAGCGCCAAAAGAATGGCGCTGGCACTTTGATTTGACGCTCAAATTATCCAATGGATCGTTTGTTTATTTTCACCATGGGAAAACATCCGACCCATTAAAGCTATCGCAGTCGATGGGCATGTCGTCCGTACAGGGCCATTTTCACGAAAAGTTCTCGATAAACTATTGGGGCAATTCCCTTGGATTGTACTGGCAAGCCTTTACTGGCTGCTTGGTGAACGATCACAGCTTGGCTATGAGCTACAACAATACAAACCTGAAACGCCCGATCATTGGAAGCATGATGATAATTGACGGGTGGCCGCGCCTTATTCCCCTGGTGATGAACAAAAAAGGCCGCTGGATAGGAAAACTCGTTTAGACAAGTATTGTTCCGCGTGGAACATGCTGATATCATGGTCTAGTTTTAGCGTTAACGCAGTGGACAAACTTGAGGAGTAAAAAAATGAGCGATATTGCAATTCATTGCAAGTACGATGAACTCGTTTCAGTAAAAAATCTGAAGCCGCATCCAAAAAACAGAAACAAACACCCGCAGGATCAAGTTGATCGTCTTGAAAAGATTATCAAATACCAAGGCGTTCGCGCTCCTGTTGTTGTTTCAAAGAGTTCAGGCTTTATTGTGAAGGGCCATGGGACTCTGCTAGCTGAACAACAGGCTGGGATGAAAGATATTCCGGTGGTGTACCAGGAATTCGAAAACGAAGATCAGGAATACGCTTTCCTACAATCTGACAACGCGATTGCGACCTGGGCCGACTTAGATTTCAGTGGAATCAATATGGACATTCAGGACCTTGGTCCGGATTTTGATATTGATATGTTGGGAATAAAAGATTTCAGCATTGATGTAAGTTCAATCGCAATACCGGAGCTTTCGGATGCTGAAAAGTCAGAACTTGAACAGATCACGTTCACCTTGCACAAGGACCAGGCAACGGAAGTCAAAAACGCTCTCGATAAGGCAATTGAGCAGGGGAATTTTGACGAAACAGTGAACACGAACAAAAATGGCAACGCTATTGCCAGAATATGTGAGTGGTATTTGAATGCAGATCAAGCCTAAAGACCTTATCGTAAAGCCAAGTTCTGCTACCGATGCCAATAACCTGGTCAAGAAGTGGCATTACAGCGGCAAGGTCGTTCCAAACAGCCAGCTACACTTTGGAGTCTTTTTCAAAGACCTCTGCTACGGCGTCCTTCAGTTTGGTCCAAGCATCAATAAAAAAGGCACCATCAATCTTGTTAGCGGAACCAAATGGAACGGATTCATCGAGCTTAATCGCATGGCCTTCCACGAATCACTTCCCAAATACAGCGAAAGCCGAGTGATCGGAGTGTGCCTTCGTCTAATCAAAAAATCCTATCCACACATTGAATGGGTGATTAGCTTTGCTGATGCAACGCAGTGCGGCGATGGAACGATTTACAGGGCCAGCAATTTCAAGCTGGTAGGCATAGCAACCAACTCGTCTCTAAGAACGAATCCAAAGACTGGTGAAAAAATTCATATCATCCAGGCGCATCACCTAAAGATCAGCAATGAGTTCAGGACCTGGGAAGCCCTAAAGGGTTTTCAGTTGAAGTATATTTATTTCCTGAACCCAGAAGCAGAAAAACGACTCACGGCTCCGGTCATTCCATTCGATAAAATTCTAGAAATTGGCGCTGGCATGTATAAGGGGCAGAAACGTGGTTGATATCAATTTAATTGAAATAAGGCCAATAGACATGCAGGGAGCCAAAAGGCTCTGCAAGATGTATCACTATATGAAAACTGCTCCAAGCGGAGCCCTGCTTGCCTTCGGTATTTTCCACCCGCAGCTAAAGGGAGTGAAGGGCATCTTAGTGTTTGGCAGAAGCACTGGAACGGACGCAAAGGCAAAGCTCTTTCCAAAGTGCGAACCGGAAAACATACTTGAAATGCAGCGAATGTGGATCAGCGATGACCTTGGTCATAACGCAGAGAGTAAAACTATTTCGCTTGTTATGAAAATGATAAAAGACCATTACGAAAAGATTAAAATAGTCTGGACCTATGCTGGTGGCTGCAAGAACGATTGCGGAATAGTTTATCAGTCCAGCGGGTTCATGTACCTGGGCTGCGAGCCATGCGAAGATTTCTATCTAACCGATAGCGGGGAATACAAAAACATAATAAACGTTCTACGCTTCGGCAAAGCTCCAAAGGAATTAAAGAGCAAAGAGGAAAAGGCTGCATTTGTTTACGGACCAGGGAAGCTACTAAAAACGAAGCGGTATTATTATTTCTATCCATTGGACAAAGCAGTAAGACGGAAAATGGAACCTAAGTGCTTGCCTTTTCCAAAGGACAGTGAAATCTTCAGAAGGGACCAGTCGTGGGTTTAGTTTTTTTAAAAATGGGGCGAGGCGAGGGGCCAGGGAAGCAATTCTCTCCTAGTTCGAGTCTAGGTTGCTCCACCATTTGCGTATCTAGTGTTGAATCTGGCACGTCATCATTCCATGGTGAAAGGGGCGGTGAAAGTCCGACCGATACGCTCCATTTAAAAGATAAGCCGTAGTTAGCGCATTATGGCAAAGGGTAAAGCTACTCCAGCATCATTCAAAAAAGGCGACCCAAGGGCCATAGCAGGTGGTAAAAAGTCCAGTCGGGCATTGCCGCCTGAAGTGAAAGAAGCTCGCCTGATGAATGCCTCGAAGTTTGAGGGGATCATCTACAAATACATGGATGCTCCGATTGAGCGGTTGCGCGTGATAATGGCTGACCCATCGACTCCAGCCATTGACCTTGTGGTTATCAAGCTCCTGGTCCTGGCCATTCAGCATGGCGATATTGCACGGCTGAATCTATTGCTGGAGCGAACCATTGGGAAAGTCACGGATAAGATTCAGGTGGACAATAATACAACGATACGAAACCTGCACGATGCCATTATTGAAAAGCTAGAGAATGGTGGACAATAGCCCGCTCCTTGATGCCGAGTACCGATTGAACCACTGCTATTTCATCGTGGATAAGGCGGGGAAGCGGTCGCAGTTCAAGCAGAATGCCGTGCAGCGCCGACTTAACTATGTTACAGCAAAGCGCCGCAGGATATTGAAGGCTCGGCAGATGGGCGTCTCAACGAATGAGCTTCTGCGGCAATTGGACTTTGTGCTGTTCAGCAAAAACAAAAACGCCTGCATTCTCGCGCATGAGCAGGATGGTATCGAAAAACTATTCCGCATCGTCCGTCGAGCTTATGAGTTCATGGACCCAGCACTGAAGCCAGAGCTTGCAAAAGGTGGCGGCT